TTACCAGTCGTTTTTTTTTAACTCCAGCGTCAGTTCGCCAACGGCTTGCTTGAGTTTTTGGTTCTCTGTCGCAAGGCGTTCTTCTCGTCGGTTAGTGGCGCCCACCTCAAAAGCCAGGGCGGCATTGGCCAACAACGTGTCGCGCCAGCGGTAATACATACCCTGAGTGATTTGATACTCACTGCAAATGCTTGCCACAGAGCGACCCTGCAATCCCTCAAGCACAATGCGGGCCTTGCTTTTGCTGTCCCAGACTCGGCGTTTCATGCTTCCTCCAAGGATGGAAGAAAACTACCTTAACAGAGCCACCTTGTTAATGGGGGGCAGTATACGGGCACTGCCGTGGAACCGCCCACAACCTTGTCTGGAACCTACCCTTCACGACGGAGTTGCAGCCACTGGTGCCCCTTGTCCGTCAGTCGATACCGCTGCAAGCGGCTATTGGGCTTTTCGGGAACTGTCATCTCGATGAACCCATTCGCCAGGGCTGGCTTGAGATAGCGCTCCCGGAAAGACTTGCGGTCTTGCAGACCAAGTGCATCCTGCAACGCCTCACGGGGCATTTCGCCATGTATGGCCTGCAATAGCTGCCCGACTTGGGGGGTGACTTGGGGGGCGACCTGGGGGGCATCTGGAGCAACGGACGCGATCACGGCATCGAAAATCATCGAGAGCATGAACTCGATGAAGGGGGCACTGTCCGTCTGCCGCGTGCTTTCCTGCAACACCTCATAGTATTCGGACTGGTGCGCGAAGATCAGGTTCTCCACCGGGAGATCGGCGAACAGCCCGTTCCAACGGGCCAGAATGAGGCTCTGCCACAACCGCCCCATGCGGCCATTCCCGTCGGCGAAGGGATGAATGAATTCGAATTCGTAGTGGAACACGGAACTTGCAACCAACGGGTGGGCATCGCTGGTCGCCAACCAGTGAAACAGATCGCCCATAAGCACTGGCAACCGGTCCGCCGGGGGTGCCAGGTGGATAACGTGGGAGCCTTCCAACACGCCGACGCCACCCCGGCGATAGCTGCCTGCCTCGTCGATCAGGCCGGACATCAGGATGCCGTGCGCTTCCAGCAGATCCTTTTCGACGACAGGGTTCCAGTCATCGAAGCGCTCGTACGCGGCAAGGGCATTACGCACCTCCTGAACTTCACGGGGAGGCGCGATGACCCGTTTCCCGTCGAGGATGGCGGTGATCTGCGCTTCGCTGAGTTGGTTGCCTTCTATGGCGAGCGACCCGCGTATGGTGCGAATACGGTTGATACGCCGCAACCGGAGTGACGCCGCCTGTTCGCGGAGAATGGTCAACCGCCCCACGGCTTCGCTGATCCGGCCGACAAGGGTGACGATGGCTGGGGTGATGGAGAAAGGCGGCTGGTACTGCTGGCTCATGAAGCGCCCCTTCGGCATGTCTGGCGTGCCAATACCTTGCTACCATAGCTGAATTAAAGGGGAAATGCCAATCCGCATTATCCCTTGAAACCACGCTCCCTTTGTTCGCACCTTTTCCACCCAAGGGGAACTGCGCAATACCGCGCACCCCGCCCCAACAAAAACCGTTCATACCCATCAAGCGGAAGGAACGGCGGGTGAAATCAGCCCATGTCGACCCAAAGCAAAAGGCGCGGAACCAAGCCCCGCGCCCTCTGCTTTCACCTGGACTGCCACCAGGGTATTCCTTATAGGGGGGCAGGACAGTTGAGAAATGGCGCAGGGCCTGGATCGAATCGGAAGGATGCAGGAAGAATGTAGGAACGACGCGGGAAGGCGGGCGATGCAGCCGTGCGGATGCCGTCACGCGATGAGTTGAGAACGACGCGCCGTTTGCCGTGGTGATTACCACGAAACTTGAGAAACGAAAGCCCCGGAGTTTGCGCCAAAAGCAGCGCAAATTTCCGGGGCGTTTTTGCGTTCAACGCACGGATGCGGCGGCGGTGGTCAGCCCAGTTCGCGGCCCACCCAGACGGCCCGCCCGATGATGCGCACGCCGTCCGCGAGGTCGCCGCGCGCGTCGATTTCAAGCGGCGCGTAGCTGGCGTTGTAGCTCGTCAGCACGAGCTTTCCGGGCGAGGCGTTGACCACCTTCAGGTAGACCAGTTCCTCGACGCCGACGGCGTAGACCTTGCCCGGACGCGGATCGCGCTGGCTCTGGTCGACCAGCACCACGTCGCCGTTGAGCACGTAAGGCTCCATGCTGTCGCCATCGACGCGCATGAGCACCATGCTCGACGGCGAGCCCTTGCGCAGCAGGAAGTCGGTGCGGAAGGCGTAGCGCCGTTCCACATCGGCCCCCACCTCGAAGCTGCCGTTACCGGCGGAAAGCCGCGCCTCCACCATGGGCACCATGACCAGCTCGCAGTCCGCGCAGGTCACAGTTTCCGGGCCGAACGCCGACTTGCCCGCAGGCGCGGCCTGGGCCTGTTCCTCCACGCGCATGGGGCCGCGCCCGAAGAACAGCCAGTCGCTGCTGGTGCCGGTTCTTTCAGCGTAAGACTGAACCCACGCCGGAGGCACTTCCCCGCGCTTGCGCGCCCCGTTCACCGACTGGGGCGTGATGCCCAGTGCGCGGGCCAATTCGGAATCATTTCTGACCCCTGCTGCCTTCATGAGCCGCTCGAATATGGCCTCGAACGATTTCGCGGTCTGCATGGCGAACTCCGAATGGAACTGCGAAACGCCGCGCGAACCGCTCCTCGTTTAAATCCGAGGCCTTACACCAAAGACGTAAAATTTAAACTCCGAAGTGAATTTCGGGTTGAAATTTTAAATCTAAAGCTGTAAATCAGGTTTGCGGGCGGTTGTGATTACTATCCAGCGCGCAACCTATCCCGCCTGTTTACCACGGTCAACGGCAGTAGACTGATATCGTTCGGACGCTATCACCCCCTGCCGGACCAGAACGCGGACGGCGATATGCGGCAGCTCACCCTTTTCGACGACAGCACTCCCAATCTTTCCGGCGTGATCCCCGCCGTGCGTGCGGCCATGAACCGCGCCGCCGGTGAAAGCGCGGAAGGCCGGAAGCTGCTCGTCGACCGCATCAACGCCATCGCCAGATCTCACAACCTCAGGCTTACGCGGGGCAACGCCAGGGTCATTTCCAAAGACCTGCTCGACAAGTGGCTGGCCCCGCACGACCGCGACCACACGCCTTCGCTTCTGGCGATGGTGGTCTTCTGCCACGCCACCGGCGACTTCGGTCCGCTGGAAGCCATCCTGCGCACCTTCGGGCTGGGCATCCTCACGCCCGAAATTCTGCGCGACGCACACTTCGGACGGGCCGTGAAGGAAGAGAAACTGGCGCGCAAGCGCCGGAGACAACTGGAGGAAACCCTATGATGACCAGAGCCGATTGCGGCCACCGACGCGGTGACGCTTCCGATTTCATCAGGCGCGAACTGCGGCGGCGCAACCATACCATGCGCAGCCTTGCCGCCCTTATCGGCCTGTCTGGCGAAGCCGTGGCCAAGACCGTGCGCGGCGAACTGCACAGCCCCCGCGTGCTCGACGCGCTGCGCGACCTTGGCGTGCCGGAAAAATACCTGTTCGACCCGCGCAAGCTGGCCCAGCCGCAACCCCTGACCCAACCCGAACGGCAGGACGCCGCGTAGCGCCCCCCGCACCAGCAGGGCCGAACCATGAAGACCTTCAAGGACGCATACACCGCAGGCGAACTGGCCGCCGCGCTCGGGGTCACCGACCGCGCCGTCCAGATGCGCGCCCGGCGCGAAGGCTGGCAGGCCCGGCGCAGGCCGGGGCGTGGCGGCGGCAACGAATGGCTGGTCGTCTCCATGCCGGAAGGCACGGCGCTGGCCGTGCGCATGGCGGAAGAACGCACCGCCGTGGCGGCTGCGGCGTCGGACCATCCGGCCATCACCTCCGCCCCTTCCACAACCTCACCCGGCGCACCCACCCCGCTCGACCCCAAGCGCCGCGCCCTTGCCCTTGCCCGGCTGGACCTCGTGCGCCTGTATCTCGACTGGCTGCGCAGGCACGGCAAGTCCGTGCAGAGCCGGGCGGACTTCCTTGCCGCGTACGACGGCGGCGCGTGGCCGCAGCTGCTGGCCACGGTGGGGCCGGTCAGCTGGAAGACGCTGGAACGCTGGAAGGTGCAGCAGCGCCGCGCGGGCGACCTGATGGCCATTGCGGACAAGCGCGGCCTTGCCCACCGGGGCAAGTCGCTGCTTACCGAGCGGCACCGCCAGATCATCCTCGGCAAGGCGCTGCACATCAACAACCCGGCCATCAGCTACGTCTGCAATCAGGTAACCGGGCTCTGCAAGGCCGAAGGGCTGCACGTGCCGTCCGACGCCACCATCCGGCGCTTCCTGAACCAGTACATGGGCGACTGTTACGCGGAATGGACCTTCATCCGCGAGGGCAAGAAGGCGTGGAACGACAAGGCCGCCATCTGGTTCGAGCGCAACTGGGGGCTGGTGGAGGTGGGCGACATCCTCATCGCCGACGGCCACACCCTGAACTTCGAGACGACCAACCCGGACACGGGCAAGCCCTGCCGCATGACCATGGTGTTGTGGTTCGACGGGGCCAGCAACTACCCGCTGGGGTGGGAACTGATGCCCACCGAGAACACGGCCAGCATCAGCGCCGCCCTGCGGCGGGCCTGCATTCGCCTCGGCAAGGTGCCGCGTATCGCCTACCTCGACAACGGCAAGGCGTTCCGCGCCAAGCACTTCAAGGGCTGCGCCGACTTCCGGCAGGCCGGGATCGTGGGCCTGTACGAAGACCTGGGCGTGCAGGTGATTCACGCATGGGCCTACCACGGCCAGTCCAAGCCCATCGAACGATTCTTCGGCACCTTCCACGAACTGGAAAACTGGGTGCCCTCGTACACGGGCCGCAGCATCGACACCAAGCCCGCCCGCATGCACCGGGGCGAGGCGATGCACCGCAAGCTGTACGACGCCCTCGGCGGACGCCCGCTGACGGTGCAGGAAACCCACGCGGCCATCGCCCATTTCTTCGACGCCTACGTGCTGCGTCCGCAGCGCGGGCACCTTGCCGGGCGCACCCCGCACGAAATTTTCAGCGCCGGGCGCGGGCCGGGCCTGACCGCCGACGACCTGAACCGGCTGAACTTGTGGATGCTCTCGCGCGAGGTGCGGGAAATCGACCGGGGCGGCACGGTGCGCCTGCTTGGTCGCCGCTACTACGCGCCGGAACTGTACGGTAAGAAACACGCGGTCGTGGTGCGCTACGACGACCAGCGCCCGCAGAGCGTGCTGGTGTACGCCACCGACGGGCGTTTCCTTGCCGAGGCGCAGGAGATGCAGACCCTGCATCCCGCCGCCTACTACCTGGGCGAAGGCGAACACCGCGACCAGCTTGCCGACGCCCTCGCCATCCGGCGTGAGCAGGAGAAGCTGGCCGGGGCCAGTTCGCGGGCGCTGCTGGATGCGGTGGTCATCCCCGAACACCGGCAGCGCATGGCGCAACTGGCCAGCGACAACCCGGCGGCGCTGCCCGAAGGCGAACGTGCCCTGCCGGTGCCTGCCCGCCGCGAACTGCCCATCCCCACTGTTACCGACGACGAGCGCCGCGCCCACGACGCCATGCTGGCCGAACACCGCGCCCGCATGGCGGCCCGCCCGGCCTACGAGGCCCCGTCGTTCTTCGCCTCGCAGCTCGACCGCTACGAGTTCCTTTTCCAGATTTCCGAGGTTCAGGGCCTGCCCCTGACCGAGGCCGACGCCACCTTCAAGGCCGAGTACGAGCAATCGGACGAATACCTAGAGGTGGCCCTGCCCCGCTACGAACAGCAACGCCGCCTGATTGCGCGCATGGCGGCCATGGAGGCTCGCGCATCATGAAAAAGGGCATCTTCATCGAAACGGACAACGTGGCCCGCCTGCGCCGGGCCTTGCGGCAGGCGGAAGACGCCGAGCGCGGCCGCCCCGGCATGGTGGCGGTGTGGGGCGAGGCGGGCGTGGGCAAGACCATTGCCGCGCACAGCATGTACGCCCAGCACGGCGGGGCCTTTCTGCGAGTGCTGGAGGGCATGACCCAGCACGCCTTCCTACAGGAACTGTGCTGGGAACTGGTGGAGGCGCGGCCCCACGGCGCGCACCGCTGCCGCGCCGAAATCCTGCGCGCCCTCGATGCCGAACCCGTGACCATCTACGTGGACGAGGCCGACCGGCTGGATCTGCGCCGCCTTGAAGACCTGCGCGACATCCACGACATGTCCGGCTGCCCGGTGGTGCTCATTGGCGAGCAGCACCTGCCCGGCAAGCTGTCGCAGCGCAGCCGCATCGACGACCGCATTCCCGACGAATACCGGGTGGCCTTCACCGGCATCAGCACGCAGGACGTGGCCCTGTACGCCATGGAAGGGGCCGACCTTGCCCTGACCACCGACGCCGCCGCGCTCATCCACAAGCAGGCCAGGGGCAACTTCCGCCGGGTTCACAACCTGCTGCTGTCGGTGGAATCCGCCGCCCGCGCGAAGAATACCGGCACGGTGGATGCGGCCCTCGTCAAGGCGGCGCTGCCCGCCGGGCGGAGGCAGGCATGAGCAATGACGCCACGGATACCCTGCGCGCCGCGCTGCGGTCCTTCTGCCCCAAGGGCAGCGAGGTGGTGACCGCGCCCCAGCTTGCCGCCGTCCTTGGCCTGACCACCGAAAGCCAGAAGCAGGTGCTGCGGCGCAGGCTGCGCGAGATGGTGCGGCGCGGCGAACTGCGCAAGGCGGGGTGGGGCGCATTCGCGCGGGTGGCCGACTGGAAGCCCGTGCGACGCGGTGACGGGTGCACGCGCATGTGGCGCGCCATCAGGGTGCAGGACGCAGGCTGGACCCGGCAGGACATCGCGCTCATCGCGCGCGTGGATGCCACCGCCGTGGGGCGCTATCTGCGCTGGCTGGAAGGGGAAGGGCTCATCATCACCTGCGGACGGAAGGGCAATACCACGCTGTGGCGCGTGACCGGGCAAGGCCGCGAGCATCGCCAGACCCCGTACCCACCGGTGGAAGTCTCCGACCGCTACGAAGCCGAACGCCGCGCCACTGCCCAGCTCTGCCGCATCCTGCTGCTGGAAGACCCGGACGTTCCCGCCACGCGGCGCAGGATTCAGCAACAGCTTGCCGTGCTTGTCGCACGGTTCCCCATCACAACCACCGCAAACGGGGCCGACGCCCCGCCCGCCACGGAGGCATGACCATGGTGGCCGACAAGATCAGGGATGCCCGGCTGGCGCTGGGCGTGCTGGCCGGGAAGGTCAGCGACGACGAGTGGGGCCTCATCCGCTGCATCCAGAACGAACTGGATGCGGCGGCCGGGCAGGTTGAAACAATGGAGCAGATGTTCCCCGTGCCCGGCGCACCCGAGGACGCGGAAAACTAAAGGAGACGCACTGATGGCACGACGCAAGCCCAACCCGGTAATCATCGCCGACCGCCCACAGGCCGAAGGCGCACTGGCGGAAATCGCGGTCATCGACCGCAAGCTGACCGGCATCGAAACGGACATGAACACGGCCATCGACGCGGCCAAGGCTGCCGCCAGCCAGGCCAGCGCCCCGTTGCTGGCCCGCCGGGCAGATCTTGAAAACGCGGTGGCCACGTGGGCCACGCTGAACAAGGCCGAACTGTTCATGGACCGCAAGAGCATCGACCTCGGCTTCGGCGTCGTCGGCTTCCGGCAGGCCACCAAGCTCAAGCAGGTGTCCAGGGTAACGGTGGCCATGACGCTGGAACGCCTGCGCGAGCTGGGCTTTCTCGACGGCATCCGGGTGAAGGAAGAGGTCAACAAGGAAGTGGCGGCGGGCTGGCCCGCCTCGAAGCTGGAACTGGTGGGCCTGAAGCGGCACATCACCGACGACTTCTACATCGAGATCGCGCGCGAGGACGTGGAGCGCGCGGCCTGACGCACCGGAGGCGGACATGGCCCACGACAGCATCGACATCCCCCGCTACGCGCGGCTCTACGCCCAGCGCGTGCTGCGCAACACCAACCTGGACCCCGGCGACATGCCGGAACTGGCCCGCAACACCGAATTCAAGGCGCGGGCCGTGCGGGAAAAGGCCGACGTGACGCGCACCATCCGGCGAGAGGCGGGGCAACTGCTGGTGGCGTCGGGCCTGCCCGCCGATGCGGTGCGCAAGACCCTGCGTCTGGAGCACTGGTGGCAACCGGAACAGCGCGGCGCAAAGCACAAGGAAAAGGCGCGATGAATGCGAAACCGCCCCGTCCATGCGGCGGGGCGGTCGCCCGGCGGTGGCGCGCCGGGCCTGACGAGCAGCCACCCCGCACAAAGGAAACGGCATGGCCGAACATCGCAAGAAATGCGCGTCTGTTTGCGTCAGAAACGGCGCAATCGGGTCGGGCACCGTGGAATTCTTTCCCGCAGCGCAATGGGGCGGCCCGCAGGGGCTGTACCGCCTGCGCATGGGCCGCAAGTGGCTGGATGCCCCCCACGGCCTGCACGGCACCGGGCGCTTCCTGACCGTGGCCGAGATTGCCGCGCTGCTGGCCTACCACATCTTTGGCGTGGATCTGCGCCACGCCGCGCCGCCGCCACGACCGGACCACCTGTCCCGCAAGCGCCTTGTGGCCGTGCGCACCGGCGGCACCGACGAATACCCCCTGCACGACGTGACCCGCATCGCCAGCGAGGCTCCCGTGCTGGGGGCCGACGGGCGCTGGTACGTGGCCGTGCATCTTTACGGGCGGGGCACCGTGCTGGTGCCCGCCGAGGAGTGTCACCCGAAATGAGAACGAACGCCGCCCATCGCAAGGCCCTGCTGGGCAAGTCCTCCATCGGCGTGAAGCAGCTGGGAATCGATGCCGACACCCTGCGCGAGATGCTGCGCAACCTGTTCGGCAAGGAATCGCGGGCCGAGCTGACCGCGCCGGAACTGGTGCGCCTGTGCGACCACCTGGCGCAGCGCGGTGCGCGGTTCACGTCCGGCGCGGCACCACGGGAAGGCAAACCGTACAAGGTGAAGGCCGCCGGGCGGCGCAGCGACTGGTACGAGATTCCCGAAGGGCCGCAGGCCGCCCGCAAGCGCGGCATCGCGGCCATGTGGCGCAGACTGGGCTACGACATGACCAGTCTGGACACCCGCGTGCAGCGGGCCTTTGGCGTGGAGGCGTTTCGCTGGCTGGACGACGAGGGCAACCTGCGCACCCTTGCAAGGGATCTGGAAGCGCGCCTGCGGGCCAGGGACCGGCGGGAGCAGGATGCGGCGGAGGCCACCGCGTGACGGACGAGGAACGCGCGGCGCTCGATGCGGCCATCCGGCAGCACTACGGAACGCCGCACCGGTTCTGCAAGCACACGGGGCTGCCGCGCGGCACGGTCTATCAGGTGCTGGCCGGGCGCTACGCGGGCGACATGGACAGGCAGGGCGAGCGCATCCGGCAGGCATTGCGGCAACCCCGCCCCGCCGGGCTCGACGCGGCCAGCATCGGACGCATCCTGCGCCGGCACGCCTGCGCCCGGTGCCTGTCGCGCGGCTCCGGCCTGTGCGACCGCTGCGAGCCCATGTTCGCGGCGCAGACACGAGACATCCTTGCCCTTGCGGGCCAATCGACGGAGGAAACGGATGGCGACGCTGATAGATGACGTGGTGAAGCTGGTGCGGCACGGCTGGCGGCCCTATCAGGGCACCGTGGAGGCGGCGGTGTACGAGCGGCTGCGCTGCCCGCGCGCGCCCCTGCCCACGCCCGGCGCAACGCGGCGCGCCAGCGGGCCGTACTGGTTCCACCGGGCGGACGTGTTCCTGTGCATCGGTTGCGGTCGCCGGTGCAGCCTGAACCGCCCCGAAGGCTTCGCGCCGCCGCTGCCCATCCGTTACCCGTACAGCAGGGAACTGCCTTACACCCTCACCCCGCAGGAGATGGTGACCCGGCTGCGCCTGCTGAACGTGAACCAGGCAGCCTACTGCCTGAACGCCAGCTCCAGTCAGATATACAACTGGATAGCAGAGGGCAGGCTGCGGCGGTTGAAGGATCCGCCCGTGCGCGTCCCCGCCGAGGACGTGCGGGCCATGATGGAGGATTGGGAAAATTAATGTCGCTGGCAGCGACATTTTGTCTTGACTTGGCGACGGAGGTAGATTTAATGTCCACTTCAGGCAAAGGTTGGGCGAAACTCTCCTGAATCGTGGGGCCATCGGCCCCGTGGGGAGATTTAACTCCCTATCCCTAAACGCTGATCCTCGTCGCACGTCGAACGCGGCACGCCGGACCACCCGTCCGCATCCGAACTAAGACGGCCTGAGAGTCGGCCGGAACGTCAGAGAGGGAACAAACTTCCGAGCTCCCCCGGTCCATTGAGCCTCGGTCAGAGGAGAGGCCGCGCAAGCGGTAATCTGACAAGGAGGTACTAAGATGGACACTGAACAGCTTTTGCCCGCTCGGAAGCCGCTTTTGAAGCGACTAGCCGCGCGACTCTGCAAGCCAAAGACGTGGCTCTTTCTCGTGCAAGCTCTACGTTTGCTCGTTGATTGCGCCAAAAGCGCCGACAAGCTTGTAGAAATCGTGACGTCGTGGATGGGCTAACCCTCTCTGACTCTTTAAAAATGGTGTCGCTATGCTTGCCGAAGCTCTACGTTTATTGCGCGTTTTTCATAAGGTCCCCCAGATCGAATTGTCTGAAAAACTGGGGATTTCTCGGTCGTATCTTTCTGAAATAGAGTCTGGGAAAAAGAAAATATCTTTGGATTTGTTGGAAGGGTACGGGAGAGTTTTTGAGGTCCCCGTATCTTCTTTGCTTCTTTTTTCTGAGCAAATGAGCAAAAACAGTTTTAGTGAAAAGACACGTATTTTTGCAGCCCAAAAAGTATTGAATATCTTCAAGTGGATTGAAGATGGAGGCAGTGATACGCAGCATGTCGCGCGATAGATATGCAATAGATCAATCTCCACTCTTCAAGCTTAAAACCAAAAAAAAGCTTGCCACTCTTCTGGATAGTAGCGTCAGGGAGTTGCAAGCTTTATCTGTTTCTTCAGATAGCTACAGGGTTTTTGATCTCCCCGCTGAATCGCTTGTCCAGCACCCCCTATTTGCCAGGAAGTCTCGAAAAATCCAGCAGCTCAAGCCTGAACTCGACGCTATTCACCGTACATTACATAAGTATCTTAGCAGGATAAATGTTCCGGACTACCTGCATTCCGCTGTAAAATGTAAGTCGTATGCAACGAATGCAAAAACCCATTCCGGCTGTTTATACCTGTATCGAGTCGATATAAAAAAATTTTACGAGAGCGTAAATTGGAGAACAGTTTATCGGTTTTTCTACAAAACGCTAGATTGCGCACCTGACGTTTCAGCATTGCTCACGAATATTTGCTGCTACGAAGACAAGTTGCCAACGGGATCTTGTCTTAGCCCGATTCTGTCTTTCTTCGTAAATCAGGAAATGTTTGACGAGCTCTATGAATATGCGTCTCAGCGTGACCTTACCATGACAGCTTACGTCGATGACATCGTCTTTTCCGGGAGAGAGTTCCATCGAATTAATGCGCATTCGATACGCGGTATTATAAATTCATATGGATACGAATGCCATAAAGAACGAATCTGCCCACCCAGAAAAAGTAAAATCGTAACGGGTCTTTCCGTAACGCGAACAGGCGTTGCAATACCCCACAAGCGAATGGCAAAAGCCCGCGTCCTACTTCAAGAATTAGCAAAACGAATGCGGCAAAGCCACAAAGAAAAGCTTTGCGCATCGCTGACAGGGATGATTACTGAGATGTCTCAGTTTGACCGTGCCAAGGCGAAATATCTTGCGACGCTTGGAAAAAAATATTGCAGGACTATCCAGAACATACACTTCAAGCTGTGTAAGTAATTCCTCTGACGTCCACAGCTTACGGACGATCCTCACAGTTCCCCCTACGATCCTCCCCAAAAGGAGGATCGTATGCGTTTTACCCCCCGAAAACTTCCCCGCTTCCGTCCCCCGCGCATGAGCTGGTGCATGGCACTGGCCGTTGTGCTGCTGCTTGGCGTGGCCCGTTTCGCGCCGCAGAACCTGCCCGTCATCATGTACAAGGGTTCGCTGCTCACGCTGGCCAGCGTGGGCGGCTACTGGCTGGCCCGCTGGGTGTTTCCCTATGGCCGCCCCGACCAGTGGCTGACCGGTGACCGCGCGGTAACCCTTGCCGCAAGCGCCGGGGCCATGCTGTCGGAGCGCATGGGCGTTTCGCTGCCCGTCGGCCCCGGCACCGTGCTGGCCGTGGCCGTGGGCATGGCCTGCGTGAGCATGATCTGCCGCGCCCTGCTGATGCTGGGGGCCATGCTGGCCGTGGGGCTGGGCCTGTGATGAGGGGACGTTCTTACCCCGCATGCCGCGTCAGGCTTCGTGGCCTGCTTCGGGGCAGGACGGAAGAGTCCAGCCCCGAAGCAGCCCGCTTGCCTTCCTTGCCTGCGCGGCAACTCCGCCCCCTCATCCTGTGCGCGCTGCTTCTGCTCTGCGCACTCCCCGCCATCTCCCACGCCGTTACCATCCCGCCGGATGCCCAGCGCCACCGGGCCACGCTTACCCGTGAAGCCCGGTTCCGCTTCGGCATGGATGCGCCGGTGGCCACCTTTGCCGCGCAGATCCACCAGGAGAGCGAATGGCGCGCCGGGGCGGTTTCGCCCGTAGGCGCGCAGGGGTTGGCCCAGTTCATGCCCGGCACCGCCCGCTGGCTGCCCACCGTCATGCCCGATACGGGCCAGCCAGCGCCGTTCAACCCCGCGTGGGCCATCCGGGCGCTGGTGGCCTACGACTGGTGGATCCTGCAACGGGTGCGCGCCGCCACCCCGTGCGACCGGATGGCCAAGGGGCTGGCCGGGTACAACGGCGGCCCCGGCTGGCTGACGCGCGACGAGCGCAAGGCCGCCGCGCAGGGGCTGAACCCGGATGTGTGGTGGGGCAGCGTGGAAACCGTCAACGCGGGCCGCAGTCGCGCCGCCTTCCGAGAGAACCGGGGCTACCCCCGGCGCATCCTGCTGGTGCTGGAGCCGGTCTACATGGCGGCGGGCTGGGGCGCGGGTTCCTGCCCGGCGCAAGGGGGGCGTTCCTGATGTTCGACGCCATCACCGCCTTCCTTTCGCCAAAGCCCCGCCTGCTCGCGCTGGCCGCCGTGGCCGTGGCCCTGCTGGTGGCGCTGGCCGCCGTGGGGGTGCGTTGCGCCCTGGTGCAGGCCGAACTGCGCACCGAGCAGGTCACGCACGCCACCACAAGGGAACAGCTTGCCGCCGCCGTAACGGAGGGCAACCGCTGGGCCGCCGTGGCCCGGCAGGCCAACGCCACGGCGGACGCGCAGGCGGAATACGCCGCTGCCTGCATCGAACGGGAACAGAAAACCGCCACGGATGCCGCCGCCCGCGCGGCCATCCTTTCCACCGTCAAACCCCGCCCGCGCACCGATGCGGAGCGTCAGGAGGTTGTGGACGATGCCACGCGCATGGCCGCTGCTGATCGCCTCAATCGCCCTTGGTAGCGGCTGCGCGGCCCGGCCCGTGCCCGTGGTGCCCCCGGCCCCGGTGGTGGTGGGCGCAAAGCCCTGCATCGCGCCGCCCCGGCCCGCGCTGCCGCCCGTGGACCGGGCCATGCCCTTTGACGCGCCCGCCAACGTGGACGCGCTGCTGCGGCGCGACGACATCCACCGCACCTATGCCGAAGTGCTGGAAGCCGCGCTTGCCTGTTACAAACGCCAGATTCCGGAGGGTCGATGAACCCCGCAGACATCACCAAACTCGTGCAGGCCCTGCAAGTGATCGCAGGCATCCTGCAACAGCTCGGCGTGCCGGGCCTTGTGGCCATCATGCTTGCCGGGCCTGCCGCCGTGCTGATCACCGTGCTGGTTCTCGACCATTTGCGTGGCCGCAAGCAGGCCGAGCTGCTGGAAACCTACCGCAAGGACGTGGCCGCCATGGTGGCCGCGCTACAGGCCGAATCGGACAACCGGCGCGAAGAAGCGTCCGGCAGACTGGAAACCTACCGGGCCGACATGCAGACCGTGCTGCGCCAACTGGGCGAGCACCAGAAGGAAACGGCCCAGTATTACCGCGACAACGTGGAACTGGTGAAGGTGTACGAGCGCATGGCCAACGACCTGACCGACGTGGTGGTCAGCAACACCCGCACCATGGAGCGCGTGGTGAACCTGATCGAAAACAACATGAGCTGCCCGGCTGCACGGCAGGCCGCACGGGGGAACAAATGAGCGAACGCACCCAGTACATGGGCCAGCGTGTGGAGCTGCGCCAGCAGCGCCAGCGGGTGGCCCTTGATTGCGAGGCCCTGCGCGACCGGCTGCGCCTGGCGCTGCCCCTTGCGGAAGAAGTGTCCGCCATCGACCGCGAGGTGGTGGTGAACGCGGCCATGGCCCTGCACGAGCGCCTGGGCGAATTGCAGGGCATCGACCGCAAGCTGGCCATCCTCAACCGCGAACTGGGCGATTGACCCCGGAGCCACCATGGGCAGGGAGCACGAACCGGAAACCGTCTGGCGCGCGCAGGAGCTGTACTGCTCCGACCGCCTGACCTTCGAGGGCGTGGCGGCGGCCACCGGCGTGGCCGTCTCCACCCTGTGCCGCTGGGCGGACAGGTACGGCTGGCGCGAAAAGCGAGAGGAACTGGCCCGGGCCGAAAGCGAGATCCGCGCCGACAAGGTGCTGGCCCGGTCGAAAACGCTGAAGGCCCTGCTGAACAAGCCGGATGCGCAGAACGCCTTTGCCGTGTCCGCGCTGGAAACGCTGGCCCTGAAAGAGGCGGAGGCCGCCCGGCAGGGGCAGGCCCTGCCGGATGCCGCCACGGGCGAGCTGCCCGCCATCCGCACGCGGGCCGATGCCGTGGCCGCCGTGCGCACCGCCGTGGAGCGCCGCCTGTACATGCTGCTGGCCCGCCCGGAATCGGTGGACCTGCGCGCCCTGCAAGAGGTGCAACGCTGCCTGGACCTGCTGGCCACGCTGGAACGTTCCGTCGCGCCAGACGAGGACACGGCGGAAGCCGCGCGCACGCGGGGCATCCCTGCCGACATCGCCCAAACCCTGCGCGAAGCGTTGGGGCTCAAGTAGGAAACAACCATGTCCGCAGACATCCTGCTGGGCTACCAGCGCGCGTGGATAGACGACAAGCACCCCGTGAAGTGGTGGGAAAAGTCCCGCCGTATCGGCGCAAGCTGGGCAGAGGCGCTGGACGCCGTGCTGGCGGCATCGCTGGCGCGTGAGCACGGCGGGCAATCCACCTACTACCTGGCCTACAACAAGGACATGACCGAACAGTTCATCAAGGACTGTGCATGGTGGGCGCGCGCCCTGAACGTGGTGGCCGGGCAGATAGAGGACGGGCTGTGCCTGCTGGGCGACCCGGACCGCGACGTGCTGGTCTACCGCATCCGCTTCGCCAGCGGGCACGAGGTGGTCACCCTGCCGTCAGAGGCGCGCAGCCTGCGTTCCAAGCAGGGGCGCGTGGTCATCGACGAGGCGGCCTTCGTGGACAACCTGGAGGAGGTGCTGAAGGCGGCCATGGCCCTCTTGATGTGGGGCGGGCAGGTGCGCGTCATCTCCACCCACAATGGCGAGGAAAATCTGTTCAACGAGCGCATTCAGGAAATCCGGGCCGGTAAGTGGGACTATGCCCTGCACCGCACAACCTTGGACGATGCACTGGGCCACGGCCTGTACAGGGCCATCTGCCGCCAGCTCGGCACGCCGTGGTCGCCGCAGGCCGAAACCGCATGGCGCGCGGACATCGTGCATCGGCACGGCGACAACGCGGACGAGGAACTGTTCTGCATCCCCAAACGCAGCGGCGGCGCTTGGCTGCCCGGCGCGCTGATCGAAGGGTGCATGGCCGAGCAGGCGGCGGACGTGCCGGTGCTGCGCTGGCGGCCCCCGGTGGACACCTTTGTGGATGTGCCCCTGCCGCAGGCGGAGGCCATGGTGGCCGCGTGGCTGGAAGAACACGTGGCCCCGCTGCTGGCCCTGCTGCCCAAGGACCGCAACCACTACGTGGGCGGCGACTTTGGGCGTTCGGGCGACCTTTCGGTGTTCTGGCCGCTGACGGAACTGGTGGACCTGACCATGGCCACCCCGTTTCTGCTGGAACTGCGCGACGCCCCGTTCCGCACGCAGGAACAGATCCTGACCTACCTCATCAACGGATTGCCCCGATGGGGCGGCGTCTCCCTGGATGCGCGCGGCAACGGGCAGGCCCTTGCCGAATACGCCCGCCAGACGTGGGGGCCTTCCATGGTGGCCGAGGTGATGTTATCGGAGGGCTGGTATCGTGAGCACATGCCCCGCGTGAAGGCGCGCATGGAAGACCGCACCATCGTCCTGCCCCGCGATGCGGACGTGAAGGACGACCTGCGCAGCCTGCGCATGGTGCGCGGCGTGCCTAGGGTTCCGGAAACCCGCAACCGTGGCGGTAACGGCCAGCGCCACGCGGATTCCGCCGTGGCGCTGGCGCTGGTCCTGCATGCACAGGCCACGCTGGGGGCGGTAGAGCCGTGGGAAGTGGAGACGGTGGGGAGAGCACACATGTCCACTGCGTCTTTTGTATGATTTTCATACACTAAGAAAGGGATTTAGCGTGACTCAAAAATATACGAAAATGCCTTTTTATCGAACTCGTGCTGATTCAATTGGAGACTTGGTTGCAGCAGTGAGTATTTTTATAGCTTTTGTTTTTGTGTATTCGGTGATGTATGGAACATGGCTAATTGTCCTTCTCGGTGGAAGAATTCCATTCGGATACTTCTCTATTCAAGACTACGTTGCTGCAAATTTTTTTAGAGCTATAAATGGAACATTTATTCTTATTGTCTACGCAGTCGTCATATCAATATACATATCAAGCAAAAAACATGCTAGCATATTGAAATCTATAAATGAATTTTGCAGTGGTGGTATGTGGAATTTTTATTTGGCATTTGCATGGGGTATTTTAGGTTTTAGTATATTTGCTGGAAGTGCTTTTCTCACTGCAACATTTGCATCAAATGTAACTGTAGCCATAGCTCTGACGCTGGCTAAGCATATATTAAGACTGACAGGAGGGGGGAGGCGTTGGTTTTCATTCGTTTTTTCATCTCTTACGGTTATTCTTCTCGTTCTAACCACGTCATTCGCTGACGCATACACTATTGCGTTTAGAAGCGGAAAAGATTGCATTGTAAAGCTTGTCACAACCAACATTGAAGATCCAGAAACATTAAAAATTGTCATGTGCGGAGAGCGGTATACTGCCTTTTTTAGGACAAGCAGCATGACTTTAGTTGTTGTTAACAATGACAACATATCAAGCATTGAGATATTAGATCAAGACGGAATCATGTTTCTTGATGACACGTATCGCGAGACTTTAAAGCATTTCTATAAGCTCTTGAACCGTCATGGCGCATAGTAAATAAATACGGAGGTTAAAAATGTTATGCCTTGGAGACCATATACGCGTTTGGAGGGGAGCTTATTGGCATCATGGCATATACTGTGGAAGTGGAAATGTAATACACTACTCTGGAAAGAAATCGAATAATCCAGTAGTATGTCAGGTGAGTATCGAAAATTTTTGCGAGTCAAACCAGTGGTTTAAGGTTAACCATAAAATAAAAAATCAACCTATAGATATCGTAGGGAGAGCTATCAAGAGGCTTGGTGAGCCGCGCTATCATTTGCTATACAATAACTGTGAACATTTTGCGAATTGGTGCGTGACAGGAAAGCATACCAGTAAACAAGTTGCACTCGGTATAGTCGGATTGTTGGGCACATTTGCATTCGTTGTTTTCGTCAAGACAAAGTCTACAGAAAATAGAATTAACTCTGAATATTCATAGCGCGAACAACGATAACTCGTACGGCTTAGCATTGTTAATCAGCACACCGCCCACCACCTCCGGCATCCCCCTCCGCCATCGCATAGCCTCCTGTCCAAGCGACAGGAGGCTTTTTCATGTCCACCAATGAAGGCCCGCGCGGCCTGTACCTGCCGGATGGCTCGTTCCGCCCGTTCGATGCCGAGGCGCTGACCTCGGAACTGGCAACCCGCCAGCGGGCCGGGGATTTCCTTTCCCTTGCCGGGGGCTACCTCGGCATACTGCCGGACCCGGATCCGGTGCTGCGCACCCGCAACGACGACGTGGCCGTGCTGCACGACCTTGCCGCAGACGACCAGGTGACCACGGCCATGCTGGGCCGCAAGAACCGGGTGCTGAACCGGCGCGACTACGCACTGGCCCCCGGCCAGCGCAAGGGCAGCGATGCGGAACCGGACGCCGCCCAGCTGTGCGACCTGCTGACGGAAGACATGGAACGCTGGGACATGGCCGCCGTCATTTCCGGCATCCTCGATGCGCCGTTCTACGGCATGACGCCGCTGGAACTGCGCTGGGAAGCGCACGGTGGCTGGTGGCGGCTGGCAGAGGTCACCCCCCGCCCGCCGGAATGGTTCGGCTACAACGACCGCAACGAGCTGGTCTGGCGCGGGGCCAACATGGCCACGGGCGAACCGCTGCCCGTGGGCAAGTTCGTGGTGGCGCGCCACCACCCCACCTATCGCAACCCCTACGGGCTGCGCCTGCTGTCGCGCTGCCTGTGGCCCGTGGCGTTCAAGAAGGGCGGCATCACCTTCTACACCACCTTCGTGGAACGCTACGGCATGCCGTGGGCCGTGGGCGTGGCACCGGCAAAGGCCACGCGCGAAGACAAGCGGGCCATGGCCCAAGACCTTGCCCGCATGGTGCAGGATGCGGTGGCCGTCATCCCCTACGGGGCAGACGTGCGGCTGGAAACGGTGTCCGGGCAGGTGGGCGACCTGCACGACAGGTTCCTGCGCCGGTGGGACGCCTCCATTTCCAAGGTGCTCATGGGCCAGACCCTGACCGTGGAACTGGATGGCCGCAACGGCTCGCGCGCCGCGTCCGAAACGCACAAGGACGTGGCCGACGACCTTGCCGAGGCAGACCGCCGACTGGTGGAAGCCACCCTGAACGAAATCGCGTGGCTGTACGCGCAGGTCAACAGCCCGGCGGCGCTGGCCCCGGTCTTTGCCTACGACGAGCCGGAAGACCTTCAGGCGCGGGCGCAACTGGACAAGACCCTGTCCGAGGTGGGCGTGGTGTGGAAGAAACCCCACTTCGAGCGGGCCTACAGCCTGGACCCGGAGGAATTCGACGTGCGCGAACCGGCGGAGGATCCGGCCCGGCCCCCGTCCACACCCACGTCCGCGCAAGCAGACTCCCCCCTGTTCGCGTCCGCCCCCGCCGGTGCCCGCCCGTCCGCAACCGCAGCCGCGCAGGCCACCCTTGATGACGCCATCCAGCGGCACCTGCCCGCCGCCATGGCCGCCAACGCCGCCGCCGTCACGCAACTTGAGAAGGCCGCGCACGCCGCCGAAAGCTGGGAAGACCTGCAACTGCTGCTGGCCGAGCACCTTGGCGCGCACATGGGGCCGGACCAGTTGGAAGACCTGCTGGCGGAGATGATGCTGGCGTCCACGGCCTACGGGCGCGCGGCGGTGCAGGGCGAGGAGGCGTAGTATGCCCCGTTCCGCCACCACCGCCGCCCGCATCACCGTCGATCCGCTGCCGCCGCAAGAGGCGCTGTCCTTCTGGCGCGGCAAGGTGCCGGTCACGCCCGAAGCCTTCCGGGCCATGACAGACGCGGCCCGCACGCGGGCCTTTGCCGTTTCCGGCATGGCCCGGCTGGACAGGGTGGCGGCGCTGCAAACGGCGCTGGCCGATGCGCTGGAGAAAGGGGAATCGCTGGCCACGTTCAAGGGCCGCATCGGCCACATCCTGCAAGAGCAGGGCTGGTCCGGCACTGCGTGGCGGGTGGAAAACCTGTTCCGCACCAACGTGCAGCAGGCGTATCAGGCCGGGCGCTACGCCCAGCAACGGGCCACGGTGCAGGACCGCCCCTTCTGGCAGTACGACGCCGTGGGCGACCGGCGCACCCGACCAAGCCATGCCGCGCTGGACGGCATGGTCTACCCGGCGGACCACGAATTCTGGAACGCCAACTACCCGCCCAACGGCTTTCGCTGCCGGTGCGGGGTGCGTTCGCTGTCACGGCGGCAGGTGGAACGCGAAGGGCTGACCGTGCGGCGCGACATGCCCGGCCCCACGGTGTGGACCGACCCGGCCACCGGCATGGAGCACTTCGTGGCCATGCCCGGCGCGGACAGGGGCTTTGCAGTCAACCCCGGTCGGGACTGGCTGGCGGGGCTGGCCCCCGGCCCGCTCGATGACGGCGCGGTTACCTTTCCCCCGGCCCTCGTGCTGTGCAGGCGCGGCGGCCCCGCGTTTGCGGATGGTGACGACCCGTGCCGCCCCCCGCTGGCCAACCTGGACCCCCGCCACATCCTGCCCGTGACCAACGCGGACATCCTGCCGCGCGGCCTTGCCCCGGCGGACTACGTGCTGGCCTTCCTGAAGGAATTCGGCCTGACGGACATCAACGCCAGCACGGCCATCCGCCTGCCGGGCGTGAAGCTGCCCGTGGTCATCGGCAAGGGGCTGTTCATAGACAAGGCCACCGGCGACTGGAAGCTCTCCAAGAACGCCCGCGACCAGCACGTGCTGTTGCTGGCCCGCACCATCAAGTCCCCGTGGGAAATCTGGCAGGTGCCCGCCAAACTGTCGGGCAAGGCATGCACGACGCTCCGGATGATCCGGCTGTTTCGGGACGGCGAGAAGCAGGTGGGGGGATTCGGCGTGTGCAACCTGGTCAACGGGCGGGGCTGGGTGGGCACCACCGCCTTCATGCCCAAGGCCGACAGGTCGGAGCGGAGAATACTGGAATACCTCGAAGCCCAGCGCACCGGGGTGCTGCTGTACCGCGAGCCCTGAAACGAAAACGGCCCGGAAGTCACGCGGCCTTCCGGGCAGGCGGCACCCTTGCTTACGACCCCTGCTCGGTCAGGGCATTCAGGGTACGCCGCCACGACATTTCCACCTTTTCGGTAACGCGCCACGCACAAGGAGTCAACATGCCCACCCCCAACACCGCACAGGACGCCATCCCCCACGCCGCACAGGGCGCCGCCCCCCAAGCCAACCCGTGGATCCGCATCGCCCGCACCGGCACGTGGACCGACAGCCAGGGCACGCCGCGCACGTTCACCAGTGCGGACTTCGACGCCATCGTCCGCAACTACGACCCGCAGCAGGAAGAAGCCCCGCTGGTCATCGGCCACCCGGAAACCGATTCCCCGGCCTACGGCTGGGTGCGGGCGCTGCGCCGCACCGGGGCCGATCTGTTCGCACAGCTCGCACAGGTTCCGGAAACGGTGCGCGAAGCCGTGCACAGTGGCTCCTATCGGTACGTGTCCATGGCCCTGCACCCCGGCGGCAAGCGCCTGCGGCACGTGGGCCTGCTGGGCGGCGTGCCGCCCGCCATCAAGGGGCTGGGGCCGGTGCAGCTTGGCGACGGCTCGGACGCCATCGTCATCCGCTTTGCCGCCCACACCCCCGAACACCCCGCACCCGGAGGAACCCGCATGGATATGGAAGATCTTCAGAAGCGCATCGGCGCGCTGGAACAGCAGGTCAACAGCCTGACCACGGCCAACAACGAACTGAAGGACAAGCTGGCCGCCAGCGACAAGGCCCGCGCCGACGCCGACACGGCCAGAACCGCCGCAGAGGAAGGCAAGGCCAGCGCCGAACAGGAATTCGCCGCCTACAGGGGCGAACAGGCCAAAGCCGCGCGCACGGCCCGGCTGGAACGCCTGACCGCCGATGGCAAGGTCACCCCCGGCGAGCACAAGGACATCCTCCTTCAGGTGGAAGCCCTGTCCAGGGTGCCCGAACCCGTGGAGTTCAGCGACGGCGGCAAGGAAACGCTGGAGGAACGCTTCTGGAAGCAGCTGGAAGGCCGCACCCCCGCGCCGTTCCTGCAACCGGTTGCGCCGCCCGCCGGGGCTGGCCCGGCCTTCTCGGCCCCGACCGCTGCCGCCCCCGCCGACCTTTCCCGCAAGATCTAGCCGCAAGGAGGCACCCCCATGAGCCTGAACGAAGGCGTGCTCGGCACCTTTTCCTTCAAGGGCGACCACGCCCACACCATGGACCACCCGCCGGTGCTGTGCAGCGGCGCGGTGAAGCAGAACAACGGCATCTATCCCGCCGGGCTGGTGCTGATGCGCGACGGCGACGGCAAGCTGGTGCCGTGGGACGGCGCGGCCACCCCCACCGGGGTGTGCGACCTGCCGTGCGACACGGCCACCCTGCCCGCGTGCGTCTATCTGGCCCACGGCACCGTGCGGGCCGCCGTGCTGACCAAGGCTGGCGGCGCGGCGCTGACCGCCACGGAAACCGCCCTGCTCGCGCAGGCCACCATCCATTCCGTCTAGGCCCCCAATCAGGAGATTCCCATGCTGCTTTCGCTCAAGAACATCTTCACCCCGCAGGCCATCGCGGCCACGCTGACCAAACTGCCCGACCTTGCCACCACGGTGCTGGACACCGCCTTTCCCGACCGGCCCACCCACCCCTTTGCCGTGGTGGGCGTGGGCGAGCTGACCCGCATCGTGGGCACCGTGCCCGTGGTGCGGCGCGGCGGCCAGCCCGTGGCCGTGGGCGGCGAAGGGTACGACGTGCAGCTCATCGCGCCCAAGCCCGTCAAGCCGTCCATCGAAGTGACGGCGGCGGAGCTGAACGACCTCAGGCTGATTCTCGGCAACGCCGCCGCGCTGGAAACGTGGCGCACCAGCAAGGTGGATTCGCTGCGCCGCCTGGTGCGCGACACCACGGAGGCCATGGCATCCGTGGTGCTGTACACCGGCAAGGTGAACTGGCCCTCGCGCATCGATGGCGGCGGGCACGAAAGCTACGTCATCGACTACGGCCCGGTGCTCACCCACGCCCCGGCGGCCATGCTGACCGGCGATTCCAGGGCCAGCGCGGCCTACAACCTGCTGCTGGCCATGCGCACGGCCATCCGTCAGGCGGGCATCGGCGGCAAGGTGGCGTTCCATGCCGGGTCCGATGTGTTTTCCGTGCTGCTGGACATCTGCCAGGCGTGGACCAGCACCGCCGACGGCGGGCAGGGCCTGCGCGTGGAAATCGGCCAGGAGCAGGGCAAGCTGGTCATCGGCGGCTTTCCCGTCACCCTCATGGACGAGGCCTACCCCCATCCCGTCACCGGCCAGTGGACCAACAAGCTGGAACCCAAGGCGCTGGTGGCCTACGCCACCGACGTGCCCGGCAAGGTCTGGTACTGCGCCATCGACTCCATCAGCGCGGCCAACGCGGCCACGCCGTTCTACGTGGTGCCGGAGCCGCTGCCCGGCGATTCGGGCTTCCGCCTCATCGCCCAGTCCAAGCCGTTGCCTGCCCGCAACCCCAAAACCATCTGCAAGGCCATCGTGGTGGCTTAGGCGTGCGGGGCTTCCCGCCCGTCGGAAAAGCGGCGACCGCACACAGGCCCGCGCCAAACCCCTCACACTAGTCTGAAACCAGTCTGAAACACCCGGAACGGCCATGGAATACTGCACCCGCGAACACATCACAGACCTGTTGCTGGCCGACTACGTGGCCGTGGCCGAGGCGAAGAACCCCGGCATCGTGGAGCGCACCATCGCCGCCGTGTCCAGAGAGGTAACGGGCATGCTGGTGTGGCGCTATGTCACCCCGCTGCCGGAGGTGCCGGAGCTGCTGCGCTACATCACCTCGGTCATCGCGGCTTACCGCATCGTGCAGGCCATCACCTCGCTGGTGGATACCGAGGGCAGCACGGACAACGAATGGATTCCGCTGCAACGGCAGTGGAAGCACGTGACCACCATGCTGAACGACCTTGTGGACGGGCGGCTGAAGCTGCCGCCCCCGGCGGTGGAACTGAACCCCGACCGCGAGGAAGCCAGCGTGGCCGTGGTCACCCGGCCCCCGCTGTTCGATCTCAGGAGGTTCTGATGGGCAAGACCGGCGTGACCCTGAACTGGGGCGGACTGGACCGGGTGGTGGGCGGCGCGGCGCGCAGCCTTGCCGACCGGCGCGGGCTGCTCCGGTCCGTGGGCGAAACCCTGGTGTCGTCCACGGTCAAGCGGTTCCGGGACGGGGAAAGCCCGGAAGGCGACCCGTGGGATCCTTCCGCGCGGGCGCAGCAGGAAGGCGGCGTGACGCTGGTGGATACCGCCCGGCTGCGCAACTCCATCGGCTACGCCACCACGACCGACGCGGTTCTGGTGGGCACGTCGGTGGAATACGCGGCCATCCACCAGAAAGGCGGCCAGACCGGGCGCAACCATGCCGTGACCATGCCCGCCCGCCCGTTCATCGGCATTTCCGCCGAGGACAGGGCCGAAGTGGGCGACCTGCTGGCCAACCACATCGCCGCCGCGTTCGGAGGAAAGGGATGAGAACGCTGGCGCACGAGGTGATCCGGCAGGCGGCGGAAGCCGCCGGGCTGCCCGCCGACCGGGTGACCGGCCAGAGCGTGAAGGACAATGCCACGCTGCCACGCCCCCGCGTGGAGGTGCAGTACCTGACGGAAACATTCGCCCGCACCGGGCGCGTGCTGGACCGGCGGCGCGAGGTGACAGCCGCCCCGCCGGTCCAGCGCACCAGGCGCGAACTGTACACCGTGCGCCTGCCCGTGGTGGCCCATGTGCTGGCCGACGACGACGCATGGCTGGACGGCTTCTGCCCGGCCTTCGTGGCGGCGCTGCCGCGCGGGCTGGACGATGCGCGGGGGCTGTGGGTGGCGGTGCGCGTGCAGCGGGCGGAATATCAGGGCTACGCCGAGCGCCGCGTGGGCAACGCTGTGGTGGCCCCGTTCATCAAGCGTTCGCGCCTGTTCACCATAGACTTCACATGGCGGGTGGCCACCGAAGAGGAGGTCCGCCTGCTTACCGACATCAACATCGTTCCCCACGTGGGAGGAGGCAACTGACATGGCCAACACCGCGACCAAGAGCGCGACCCAAAGCACGCAGGACAAGACGGACAAGGCAACGACGCAGGACGCGCCCGACACCGCGCAGACGCAGGCAACCGCCAGCGATACGCAGCAGCAGGGCGGCCAGCAGGCCGCCTCCACGGGGCAGGAACAGGCCGCCACCGCCGAAAATGCCACCAGCGCGCCCGATGGCGATGACGCCGCAGCCACCACGGGGCAGGACCAGCCCGCGGCAACCCTGCATTCGCTGGACGAGCTGGCCACGCTGTACCGCGTGCCCAGTTGGCAGCAGGCGGCGCTGGCGCGCATGCAGGGCTGGGAGCCCGGCAAGCGCGTTGCCGCAGAAACCTACGAAGCGGCCCTGACCGCGCTGGGCGCACGTCCGCAGGGCGGGCGTTAGCCGTAAGGAGGCACCATGGGCGATGTACTGGAATATCTTGTGGACGGCACGTCGGGCCTTGCGCCCGGCGGCGTGGACGGCACGGCCATGATCGTGGGCGTGTGCTCCGGGGGCCAGCCCGGCAAGGGCTACCTGCTGGGCAAACGCAGCGACCTTGCGGGCCTGCTGGGCGTGGGGCCGCTGGTGGATGCCCTGCGCGACATCTTTGCCACCGGGGGGCAGAACCCCGTGGTCATCGCCGTGCCGGTGGCCGGGCAGCCCGCCGGGTACATCTCGCCGGTACGGCAAAGCGGCCCCGGCGCAGTTTGCGCCACCAGCGGCGTGCCGCAGGCCAACGCCGACGTGGTGGTGGAAGTGGTGGCCGACGGGGCCGTGGGCCTTGCGCCGGTGCGCATCTCTCCGGATGGGGGCGCGACGTTCGGCAGCCAGCAGGCATCGGCAACGCAGGTCACCATTGCGGCCACCGGCGTTACCCTGACCTTTCCCGAAGACGGCGAGCTGAAGGCGGGCACCGCCTACCGGTTCACCGTGCGCACGGCGGTGGGGCCGGTAACGCGCATCGGCGGCGGCCCGCAGATCACGCTGGCGGGCACCCCCAGGGCAGAGGCGCAGCTGGTGCTGGAAGTGGTCGGCGGCGGCGCGCGCAACGAGGGCACCTACCGCCTGTCGCTGGACGGCGGGGACAACTACGGCGCGGTGCGCACCATTCCGGTGGATGGCGCGGCCACGGCGGGCGACACCGGGGTGGCCATCACCTTTCCGGCTGGCGACTACCAGGGCGGCACCACCTACACGGCCACGTTGCAGGCCCCGGTGCCGTCCATCGTGGACGTGATGACCGCCATCGAACGCCCGCTGGAGCTGTACGACGTGGAGTTCGTACACATCGTCGGCCCGTCCGACCCGGTGGACTGGGCGGCGGCGCAGGCCAAGGCCGACGAGCTGTGGAACCTGCACCGGCCCACCTACTTCAAGATGGAAGGCCGTTTGCCCCGCGACGGCGAGGACATCAACGACTGGGCAGCCGTCATGCTGGCCGAGCGGGCCGCGTTTGCCGGGCGCTTCGTGCAGGTATGCACCCAGTACGGCGAGGTGGCCGATGCCACCGGCCAGCGCAAGCTGCGCAACTGGGGCGGCTTGCAGGCCGGGCGGGTGCTGTCCATCCCCGTGCAGCGGGCCACCGGGCGCGTGCGCGACGGGGGCATTACGCAGGGCACCCTGCCCGAAGGCTGGAACGAGGCGGTGCAGGCCGCGCTGGAAAAGGCGGGTTTTCTTACCGCCAAGATCTACGCCGGGCTGCGCAGCGCCTACTGGGGCGATTCGCGCACCATGGCCGAGGTGACCAGCGACTTCCAGTACGAGGAAGTGCTGCGCGTGGTGTTCAAGGCCGTGCGCAAGCTGCGCATCGCGGCGCTGAAATCCATGTACGACGAACTGGGCGACCCGCTGGTGCCGGAAAACGCGGGCGGGCTGGAATACCTGCGCACCAACCTTGAAACCGCGCTGACCACCATGACCGCCGCCGTGCCGCCGGAGCTGGCCGCCTACGTGGTGGCCATCCCGCCGGGGCAGGACTACGTGAACAACGGGGTGGCCGTGGAAACCACGCTCATCGGCATCCCCATCATCCGGCAGATCAGGCTGTTCGCCAACTACGCCTACGCGGGCAGTTCGTTCGACCCGCGCCTGACGGCAGCAGCCTAGGAGGCATGCATCATGGCCATCAACGGCAAGAACTACGACTGGGAAGACATCACCGTGCGCCTGCCGCAGGGCGAAACGGTGGGCATCACCGACATCAGCTACAAGGACGGCCAGGGCGTGGAGCCGCGCTACGGGCGCGGGGGCACCCCGCGCGGCTATGGCCGCAAGAACTACGAGGCGTCGGGATCGTTCACGCTGGACCGCGACGAATTCGAGCGGCTGAAGAAGGAACTGGCCAGCTCCGGCGCGGGCGGCATCTACGACCACACGCCGTTCCCGGTGGTGGTCAGCTACGCCAACAGCGACCAGCCCACCATTGTAGACACCCTGCCCGCGTGCAAGGTGACCAGCCACGACACCTCGTCCGCCCAGGGCGACGACAACGCCGGGCAGGTGAAGTGCGAGATCACCATCCTTTCGCCCATCCTGTGGAACGGCGTGCCCGCCAAGGTGGACCGGAAAGTGAGCAGTTTGACGGGGTAAGAGGAGGGAAGGACAGAGGGAGAAGAGAAAGGCCGGGGAAACCCGGCCTCGTCGTAACCATCCTCTTTTGTTGAAAATTACCCCTGAGTCATTGCGCATGGCTTTTAATTGCCCGCACTGTTTGATATGTGAAGACAAAATTAACCGGAGTGCGGACATGTCTACCACTATTATATATATTTCACGCCAAACGGATGCTGTATGGATTGATGTATGTGAAAGATTTGTTGAAAACTTCGAAGGGAGCAGTATTTCGTCTATAAGTAGTGGAAGCTATGTATCCATTCCGAAATCAGGGCCAATTTTTGAACTGATAAAAAATTCTGACAGCATGGTGATAAATCATTTGATCCTATTTCATGCTGGCGTATCAATTAACATAACACGAACTCAAGACCAACAATCACCGCATCCTTTTTTTGATAGAATTCATTATGAAATACAACACAACACAAAGCCAAACATTGAATTATTTATTGAAGGGTTAATATTCTTACAAAATGAATTAAAAGCTGTAAAAACTCCTGATATTGGAAAATTACAGAGTTCATCTGGCGGCGATATTCAAGGTGTATATGCTGTTCATTCTGAATCATTGCGTAGATTGGAATTGATGCTTTCTAATTTAACACAGGAAAATATTTCTTTTTTTGATAGATTGCAAAAGGAATTTTCTGAAAAAGAAACAGAGCTCACAGGAGTATTTAAAGACAAATCAATCGAACTTGACAAAGAAAGGAAAAAATTATTTGCTGAATTAGCATCAAGAAATAGAGAACTTGATGCACGAGCCAAAGAGATAAACAGCCTTGATAATACATCAGCACGACGAGAAATACACAAAGGGATTCTTGATGAAATCAAGAACAGATCAGAGAATTTCAATTTAACGACTTCGACGCAAAATAAAAGAATCGCAATTCATGCCCTATGCATATCTGCACTTATTTTTTTAGGAGCGATGCTATTCTACAACAACGCAGCATGGGGTACCGTTCTTTCAAAGTTTTCCGAAGCAGCTGCTATCGAAGGGGGATATTTTAAATCTCCAACTGCTTGGAGCGTTATATTTACATCAATAAAACAATTAACAATGACCGCAGGTGCGGCAGCAATTCTGATTTTTTATTTGCGTTGGATGAACGCATGGTTCTCGCAACATGCTGACGCTGAATTCAAATCCAAGCAATTCCAGCTTGATATGGACAGGGCAAGTTGGCTTGTTGAAACTGCCCTCGAATGGAATCGGTACCAATACGGACAGATACCTGATCTTCTTATGGAAGGATTAACGAGAAACATGTTTTCTGCCGATGTTTCAAAGAAAGAAACTGAAATCCAGCACCCTGCGGACATGCTTGCATCTGCTCTCTTGGGCACTGCTTCAAGAGTAAAACTAAAGACAGAGGGAGCAGAGATAGAGTGCGACGGAAAAAAACTAAGCAAGCAAATGGCAGATACAAAATAACAGAGAAATTTCCGCCGCCCTCCGGGGCGGCTTTTCATTTCCCCGCATATCTCCCACTGCCTCCGGCCCCGCCTTCCGGCCTCCGCTAGGGTAGCGGCGTAGCAGGTTCACCTGCCCAAACGCCAACCCGCATGGAGGCACCATGTCCGACCCCGCCAATACCTCGCAGACCGCTTCCGCCACCCCGGCAGACACCGAAGGGGCCGCCCCTTCCGGTCGTGCCTATGCCGCGTTCGAGCACAGCTGGACCGATCGCTGGGCCGACACGGAAGTGGCCGTGTCCTACCGTTTCGCCAAGCCCTCGCCCACGCACATCAAGCGGTTGCAGTCCACGGCGGCGCGCAACCCCGCGCAGGCGTCGCGCGCGCTGATTCTGGACGTGATCCACCCCGACGACCGCGCCCGGTTTCTCGCCGACGCAGACAGTTACCCCGGCCTTGTCACCACCATGAGCAGTGCGCTCATCAAGGCGGTGGGCCTCGGCGACCTGGGAAACTGATCGACGCCGCCCGCCAGCGGCTCGGCGGGCTCGGACAGTATGACGCCATGATCCGTCACTGGCTGCATGCCGAGCCCGCCGACGACTGGGAAGGCTGGGCCGGGCAGGTCGCGCAGGCCCTGTTTCTGGAAGAACGCCACATCAAGACCCTCGCCCACATCATGGGCGCACGAGCAAAAGCATAGGCCCGCCATGGAAGTGTTCAGCGTCTTCGCCACCATGTCCTTGCAGGACATGATTTCCGGCCCGCTCGGCCTCATCACCACAAGGATGAAGCAGCTTGCGCAGGCCGCAGACGGCCTTGGCGGGCGCATGGGCAAGCTGGCCATTTCCATGGCTCCGGTTGCCGTGGCCGCCGCCGTGCTGCTGGGCACGCTGGGCCTTGCCGCGCGAGAGGCCATCGCCTTCGAGAGTTCCATGGCCGACGTGGCCAAGGTGGTGAACTTCGAGAGTGCGGGCGAGCTGCAATCCATGTCCGACACCATCCTGGACATGAGCACCCGCATTCCCATGGCGGCGGACGGGCTGGCGGCCATCGTGGCCGCCGCCGCGCAAAGCGGCGTGGCCAAGGCCGACCTGACGGAGTTCGCCGAGCAGGCCGCCAAAATGGGCGTGGCCTTCGACCTGACCGGGGACCAGGCGGGCAAGATGATGGCCGACTGGCGGGCGGGCATGAATCTGTCGCTGCCGCGCGTCTACGCGCTGGCGGATTCGGTGAACCACCTTTCCAACAACATGAACGCCACCGCCCCGGCGTTGGGCGAGGTGATCCAGCGCGTGGGCGCGGTGGGCATGGCGTCGGGCCTTGCGGAAACGCAGGTGGCGGCGCTGGGCGCGGCGTTCCTTTCCGCCGGGGCCTCGCCCGAAATCGCGTCCACGGCGCTCAAGAAGTTCACGTCCACGCTGGTCAAGGGCACGGCGCTCAGCAAGGACGCGCAGGCGGCCTTCGGCTCGCTGGGCTTTTCGGTCACGCAGATGGCCAGGGACATGCAGACCGACGCGCAAGGCACGATCTTCAAGGTGTTGCAGGCGCTGGCCGACAAGCCCAGGGAATTGCAGATGTCCTTGCTCACCGAGATGTTCGGTGAAGAGGCGTTGGGGGCCATTGCCCCGCTGCTGGCCAACATGGGCAACCTGACGCAGGCGTTCGAGCTGGTGGGCGATGCCTCGGCCTATGCGGGCAGCATGCAGGCGGAATTCGACACCCGCAGCAAGACCACGGCCAACACGCTGATCCTGCTGGGCAACAAGATGAAGGCGCTGATGATCGTGGCGGGCAGCTACTTTCTGCCGGTCATCGGGCGGGTTGCCGAAGGTGTGGGCGGCTTCGTGGACATGCTGCGCGGCGCGGCGCAGACCGTGGCCGGGGAATTCGCGCTCAAGCTGCTGGCGGGCATCGCCACCGCCGTGGTGGCCGCCACGGCCCTGTCCGGGGCCATCTGGCTGCTGTCCGCCGCCGGTCCCATGCTGGCCAAGGCCCTTGGGCCGCTCAAGGCGGCGCTGCTGGGCCTGTCGTGGCCCATGTGGGCGCTCATCGCCGTGGGCGCGGCGCTGTACGTGGCCTATCGCACCAACTTCGGCGGCATGGCCGACACCATCGACAGCTGGTGGTCGCGCATCTCGCTGGTGTTCCGGGGCGTGGCTGCCGTGTTCGCCACCCTTACCGACGGCGTGGGCGAGATTCGCGGCCAACTGGCCACGGACATCCGCGCCGCCGGGCTGGAAGGACTGGTGACCGCCGTGGCCCGCGTGGTGTTCCGCATCCGCGAGTTCCTCACCGGCATGGTGGATACCGTGGCCCCGGTGGGCCAGCGCATGGCCGACATCCTTGGGCCGTCGTTTTCGGCCATTGCCGCCACGCTGGGGCAGGTTTTCGACGCGCTGGGCAGGATGACCGCCGCCCTGTTCGGGGCCGGTGCCGCCACTGATGCCTCCGGCTGGCAGCGTTTCGGCGAGGTGCTGGGCACCTTCGTGGCCGGTGCCGCCGAAGGGGTGGCCATTGCCGTGCGCGCGCTCATCGCGCCCATCGAAATGGCGGCGGGCGTGGTGCAGTTCTTCCTCGCCCTCATCAACGGAGTGAGCCTGTTCGACGCCGGGGCGGCGCTGCTGGGCACCTTTGCCGACGGCATCAAGTCCATGCTGGCCGTGCCCATGGAAGCCGTGCGCGGGGCCATGGACCTGATTGCCAAGCTGTTGCCGCATTCGGATGCCGACGCGGGGCCGCTGTCCACGCTGACCGCATCCGGTCGGGCCACCCTGACCACCATGGGCGAGGGCATGCAGGCCGCCGCGCCGGATCTTAACGCCGCACTGGATGACGCCCTGGGCGCGGCGGTGCCCCCCGGCACGCTGGAAGCCATGGCCGAGGTGGGCGTAACGCCCGCCAAGGGCCGCGAGGGCCGCACCGGCGGGCGCGGGGTGACCATCCACATCGGCAGCGTGAGCCTGCCGGGCGTGTCCGACGCGCAGGGCTTCGTGTCCGAATTGCAGGCCCTTGTGGCCGAGTACGACGGAGTGCCGGAAGGCGGTGCCGCATGAGCATGCTGACCTTCGAGGATGGCGTGGTGCGCCTTGGCGGGGTGGCCCTGCCGGGCATCCTGCGTGCCCAGCGCGTGGCCTGCGCCGTGCGCTTCGACGAGCAGAAGGTGGACGGCGTATCCGGCAAGCGGAAGACCCCCCTCGGGTGGGAAGACGCCGAGATCACGCTGACCCTCGACCTGCTCACCGACGACGACGCCACCTGCTACGACCGGCTGGAGACCATCAACGGGGCCTTCCGGGGCACGGACAGCCGCACGAACCCCAAGGTGCTGGAGGTGGCAAACCGCCACCTGCTGGCGCGGGGCATCCGGCGGGTGGTCTTCAGCCGCCTTGAAAGCGAGGAGGCGGACGCCGACGACACCCTGCGAGCCACGCTGGCCTTCGTGGAGCATGTGCCGCCCATCGTGCGGGTGGAACAGGCCGGGGCCAAGACCCCGCGCGCGGCAGAGGCCGCTGCACAGGGCAGCAGCGCCGCGCCGCAGCAGGAGGCATCGCTGCTGGTGGACGTGGCGGGCAGGAAAGCGAGAGGCAGCAGGTAATGGACATCACCGGCGTGGACATCATCGTGCGGATGGGCGGGCTGGAAGTGCTGTGCTCCCCACGGGCCGAGGTGGTCAGCCGCCGCCGCGCGGTCATCACGCGGGCCGAGGTGGAACTGCCCGACCCGGACGGCTCGGTACGGGCCGCCCTGGCTGTGGGCCAGCCCGTCTCGCTGAACTTCGGCTACCGGGGCGGCCCCATGCAGCAGTTCACCGGCACGGTGGACGGCTTTCGCCCAGCGGGGCCGGACGCGGTTGCCGTGCTGGCCGCCGGGCAGGAACTGGCCCTGTCGCGCACCACCATCACCGAATCCTTCCACGGCGAACCCGCCGACGCGGTGGCCCGGCGCATCCTGTCCCGCAGCGGGCTGGCGGTGGCCGCCGTGGAAATTCCGGACGTGACCCTGCCGCACATGGTGTTCGCCACCGTGCCCTTGTGGCGCGCTGTGCGGCAACTGGCGGAATCCATCCAGCGCGGGCACGGGCACAACCTTTCGCGCCACGCCCTGTGGCTGGGGGCCGACGGCCTGCGCTGGAGCGCGGGCGACGAACCCGGCCCCCTGTACACGGTGGCCACCGGCGAAAACCTCATCAATCACGAGGTGGCCACCACGCCGGGCGCGCTGGCCGAGGTGGAATCGGTACTGCTGGCGGGCCTTGCCCACTCCATGCCGTTCCGGCTGGAGGATGCGCGGCGCGGCGTCAGCGGGCAGTTTCGCGCACAGGAAGTGCGCCACGTGCTCACGCCCGGCGGCAACAGGACGTTCATCCGGTACGGAGCGGACCATGGCTGGGGGTAACGGCGGCGCGAACAGCGCCAACCTGCTGCAACTCATCCGCCGGGCGGTGGAGCTGTGCATGCCGGACCTGCGCCACTACTACCGCGTGACCCGCAAGGCGCGGGTGGTGGCGGCCTACGCCAGCGACGGGGCCTACTACGCCGACGTGCAGCCCCTGCGCAACGACGAAACCGACGACCAAGCCGAGCCGGTGGTGCCGCGCGTGGAACTGCCGGTGCTGTGGGGCGGCCCGGACCGGGGCGTGGTGTGCCCGCCCGTGGTAGGCACCCTGTGCGACCTTTCCTACTACGACGGCGACCCCAACTACCCGCGCATCAGCAACATCCGCTGGCAGGGGCACGGCGCGCCGCTGGCCGCCGTGGGCGAATTCGTCATTCAACTTGAGAAGGGTGTGGAGATCCGCATCGACACCGGCAAACGCATCGTGTCCACGACCCCGGCGGACTGGCTGGTGCAGGTGGGCGGCAACGCCATCGTGGAAGCGGCGGGCTCCATCACCTTGCAGGCCCCGGAGATCATCCAGCGCGGCAACGTGACGGGTGAAGGGCACGACGGCGGCAAGGGCACGGTGAGCGAGCACGCGGACCGCACGCTAACTGGCAGACTCCTTATCAACGGAAGTCTTGTCGTCAATGGCGACAGCGTTGTCAGCGGTAACAGCTTTTCCGGGAGTAGAAGCGGTGGCGTCATTTGAGTCGTCGAAGAAACACGAAAGTACCCCTAGACCGACACCGACTGCTACTCCAAATGCTGCACCTTTTGCGACCTCTGTGCCAATGTTTTTAGCTATTGCGATTTTCTCTTTGGATTCTTCTTTCTTGATCTCAATAACAGCATTTGCAACATCAGTTGCTGCTTGTCCTTCAACAGTTTCTATAGTCCTCTTTTTTGTAGACCTAGTTTTTCCTTCCGAAGTGAAGGACTCCTCACAAAAAGTTTCTATGGTGTACTTAGAATGTTTTTCATCGTCGCTCATAAAATTCTCCATATCAAGCAATCTTGAAAGGTGCGTTTTGAAATGAGCAGTAACGAAATGTGGGGCCAAGATATCGCCCTCGACGATACAGGCCAAGCGCGAGTTGCCGCCAGTGGAGAATTTATAATGACCGAAGGGGTGGAAACGGGCCTTCAGGACATCCGCCTGCGCCTGTTCACCCGGCTGGGTTCGCTCTTCTATGACCAGGGCTGGGGCAGCCTGATCCACGACTGGATTTTCGAGGAGAACACCGAGGGTGCCCGCATCGCCTTCGAGGCGGAGGTGACCCTGCGGGTGGAACTGGACCCGCGCGTGCAGGTGGGCAGCGTGCGCACCACGGTCTTCACGTGGGACGAGCGCACCGTGCAGGCCGAGGTATCCTGGACGTTCATCGGCGAGGACCAGCCCTCAAACCTCATCCTGCGCGCCGACAAGTCCGTGCGCGAACTGGTGGTGAAGGATGTCGACCCTGCGTCTGTCTAAATCGCTGGAGCAGATCCGCGCGGATATCTACGCCCGCATGGAAGCCGTGCAGGACGAGTACGCCGCGCAGGGCTGGCTGCCGCAGCGCCTGAACCTGAACAAGGGCATCGCGCGTGGCCTCATCGAACTGTTCGCGTGGGGGTTGTGGCAGCTCTACCAACTGCTGGAGCAGGTGTTCCAGCAGGCCGTGCCCGCCAACGCCACCGGCGACTTCCTCGACCTGCACGCGGAACAGATCGAACTGGCCCGCAAGCAGGCCACGCAGGCGCGGGGCACGGTGACCTTCCACCGGGCGGCCACGTCGGCCAGTGGCGGAACGGATACGCCCAACGTGCGCATCCCCGCCGGGCGCATCGTGCGCACGCTGCCGGATGGCCGGGGCATGGTCTACCGCTACGTCACCGAGGCCGACGCGGTGCTGCCCGCCGGGGCCGGTGCGGTGGCCGTCATGGCGCGGGCCGAGGAATACGGCGCGGCGGCCAATGCAGCCCCCGGCCAGATCGTGGAACTGGCCACGCCGGTGCCCGGCATCGGCGCGGTGAGCAACGCGGCGGGCTGGCTGGCCGAGGAAGGGGCCGACGCGGAATCCGACGCCCTGCTGCGCCGCCGGTACGCGCTGGCGTGGCAGGCGCGCGCGGGCATCACCAGCGCCGCGTACAAGGCGGCGGCCCTGTCCATAACCGGCGTGGTGGATGTGTACGTGGACGACCAGCACCCGCGCGGCGAAGGCACCGTGGATGTGGTGGTCAAGGGCGCGGCGGGCCAGCCCACCGAGCAGCTGTTGCAGGCGGTGCGCGCCGCCATCGCCACGCAGATCCGCATCAACCACGACGTGGTGGTGAAGGCCCCCGCGCCGGTGGGCGTGGACGTGACCATGGAACTGGAGCTGCTTTCCGGCGACGCGGACGCCACGGTGCTGGCCGCCCGCGCGTGGGTGGAGGCGCTGTTCGAGGGCGACCAGCGGGAGGTGCCTGCCTTCGGCATCGGGCACGACGTGGTGCGCGACCGCATGGCGGCGGGCATCGTCTCCATCGCCGGGGTGAAGCGCATCGACTGGGCCAGCCCGGTCGGCGACGTGGACATTCCCGCCGACGGGCTGGCCACCCTGAACAGCCTGACCGTGACCGCCCGCTGGGTGACGGAGGCGTGATGCGCAAGCAGCAGGCCGGAGTCAGGGCCGCCAGGACGGCGGCCAGCCGCGCAGCGCGAGCGCCGCAGGGGCTTTGCCCCGCAAGCGAGAGACCGTCCCGCATAGGACATGCGGGCGGACGGCATCTGGAGGACGCGTAAATGGCGGGCCTGTTCTGGTCATACTTCCGCGAGCGGCTGGCGTGGCCGTGGATCTTCCGTCCGGGGCCGCTGGCCGTCATCGCACGCGGGCTGGCCGACTACCTGGACACTGTGCGCGAGGACATCCGCTGGACGCGCGACCAGTGGATCGTGACCACGGCGGAACAGGCGCTGATGCAGGGCTACGGCGCATCGCGCGGCGCGCCGCGCACCCGGCACGATGACGACGAGCGCCACCGCCGCCGGGTGGAACGGGCCTACGCCTGGCACGCCATGGGCGGCACCGTGGAAGGGCTGCCGCGCATCCTTGAGGAATACGGCTACCCCGGCGGCAGGGTGCGCAACCTGCGCGACCACAACGCCGAGCTGTGGGCGCACTTCGACGTGGAGTTGCTGAACCCGCCCGCGCTGTTCGGGCAGGCCGACATCGAGGCCGTGCTGGATCTGGTCAACGAATACAAGCCCGCGCGCTCGGTGGTGGGGCTGGTGCAGTTCACCGGTCAGGGCGCGGCCCCGCTGGCGCTGGGGGCCGTGCTGACCACATCGGTTGTGGTCGAGCACGTGGTGGCCACCGGTTCCGAAGCGCCGTTCCCGCCCGCCCCGCTGCAAGCCGGGGTGGTGGCCGTGCAATACATTTTCGTCCGACACGAAGTACGCGAGGTTACGTCATGAGCGATGAGCTGAAAGGCATCTGGACCGCGAAGGGATTGGAAAAGCTGGCGGCGGCCTACGCCGGGGGCGCGCCCTTGGTGCTGCGGCAGATTGCCGTGGGCGACGGCGGGGGCAGCGTGCCCGCGCCCGCGCCCAGTTGGACCGGCCTTGCGGCGGAGAAGTGGCGCGGCAACGTCAACGCCGTCATGGTCAACCCCGACGCCCCCACCGAGGTGGTGGCCGACGTGGTGCTGCCCTTCAACGTGGGCGGGTTCTTCATCCGCGAATGGGGCCTGTTCGACGAGGCGGGCGACATGGTGGCCGTGGGGCCGCACGCGGAAACCTACAAGCCGCTGATAGCCGAGGGCACGGCGGTGGAAGTGACCGAACGCATCCGCCTGCCGCTGACCAACTCCGCCGCCGTGACCCTGACCATCGCCAGCGCGGCCATGGCCACCCAGCAGTACGTGCGCCAGTACGTGACGCAGGTGGTGGAAGGGCATGATGCGGCTTCCGACGCGCACGCCGGGCGGCTGGATGCGCTGGCTGAGGCGCTGGCCACCCACGGGCATGCCTATGCCACGGAGGAAACGCCGGGCTTCGTGCGCAGGGCCACGGACGAGGATGTCGAGGCCGGGGTGGGGAACGGGTATGTTTCCCCGCCGCAACTGGATGCAGCGCTGGCTTCAGTGGATGTGGTGGCCGCCCTGCGCGACATGCAGGCGGGTACCGTCCGCCTTTGGCCGTCGCTCACCGTGCCCGTTCTGGCGGATGGATTGCCGCTGGGCCTGCCTCTGGACGGTGCGGTGGTGTCGCTGACGACGTATCCGAGGCTGGCGCGCGTGCTGTGCCCGGTCGGGGACAATGCGTGGGCACCCGCTTGGTACCGCTGCACGGCTGGTGGCGTGCGCGACGTGGCGGGGACGTACATCAAGCTGGACGACTGGCGCGGCGGCTATCCGCAGGTGCTGGATGCGGGTGCCGCGCGGGCCAAATCCACGGTGCTGGTCAGCACCACGGCAGGTAGCGCCAACATTACCATCGTCAACAACCTGAGCGCCGGTGGCACGTTGACCACCCCCTACACCGGCAGCGACGGAATTTATCCCGGTCTGTCCGTGTCTGGTGCGGGCATCCCCGCAGGGGCTACCGTGGTGAGCGTGGCGGGCACCACGGTGACGCTGTCGATGGCGTGCACGGCGACAGGGGCCAGCGTGGAAGCGACGGTGACCGGGCGTGTTTTGGGCGATTGGCAAAGGGACGCCGCGCGAAGAATCATCGGCGGATTTAGTATCGGCACATTGATGGGGCCATCAGGGTCAGGCCCGTTTACCGTCGGCACTGTCAGCGGCCCGCGCATAAACGCGAGTACGGCAACCGACTCACGAGACTACCTTGGTTTCGATACCGCGCGCGTTGGGCCGGTAGCTCCCACTTCCCGTCCCGCTGGTCCCGTAGCTAACGCCATTATCCTCGTCTAGGAGACCGTCACCAATGATCACCGTGCACAACACCAACACAGAGGGCATCTACACCGGGCAGGCAGATATCCCCGACCGGTTTCCGGGGCAGGGATTGCCCGCGCAAACCTATTCCGATGGCCCGCCCGACACGCCGCTGCCGTCCGCATGGCACCGCTGGCAGCGCCAGGGCGATGCCTGGGTGGCTGTTGAGGACCACCGGGGCCGCGATGGCTGGTTGGCCGATGGCACCCCGCACACGGTGGCAGCGATGGGACCGCTGCCCGCCGGGTGGACCGATACAATGCCGCCGCCCGCGTTGGCCGAGGTCGTGGCGGGCAAGCAGGCAGCCATCCGCGCCGGGTATGACACGGCCCTTGCGGGCGTGCTGGCCGGTGCGGAGGCAACCGCCACCGGCGTGGCCGTGGGGTCCGCCCTGATGGCCGTCACCGACCCGCAGGGGCTGGAATATCTGGTGGACATGCTGACGGCGCGCCGCGTGTCGCTGGAACAGGCCCTGCTGGCCGCGCAGGCCGGTGTGGAACCCGTGGCCGCCGTGCTGGCCATTGTGGTCAGCTATCCCACGTAACTTGTTGAGCCGATTGCAATTGCAATCGGCTCAACAAGAATGTTTTTTGTGTTATATTGGCGTATGTTCGTCGAGCTTCCCGTCGCTATTCTGCGCCTTATTTGGAAGTCTTGAAATGCTGCATCTTGGGCTTCTTTCGGGAAGATATGCCAATATACTTTGCTTGCTTGCTCGAATCCTTCGCCCATCTTTTTCTATTAAATTCATTTCAAGTAGACTGTTTATATCCCTGCTCACAAGTTTTGATGTAGAATTAGCATATTCAAGTGCAATTCTTGTAGTTATCGTTTTTATTTCGTTCAACCCAACCCATCCATCGTCCTTCTTTACATCCGTAAGGTCAAGAACAAGCCTTCTTCTTCTGGTTGCAGTTTTTGAAGGTTGGTTTCTAAATTTTTCATGAACATGGTTTATCCACATTGCTGTCCATTGGTAATCTCTTATTCTTGATAGCTGCTCTGCTAATTGGTCAACATATCCACGCAATGCATACTCTATGAATGGAAATATACATCTCCTATCAGTTGATTCAGTTAATTTTCTGTAATATTCCGACCTCGTCGCGTTGTAATGATTGCTAAGTAGCTGGGCCGCTGGCGTTGGGACGCCCGAAGCGATGCATGTCTTTAGTTCAAGCAGGCGCGCAGTTCGACCGTTTCCATCTCCAAATGGATGTATCCACGCTATATATATATGCAAGACAATTGACTTTAGAATGCCAGAAGCGGTAGTCCACTCATCGCCAAGCGAAAATCTAGAGTCATTAAGCATTTCGCATGTTTTATCGAGAAGATATGTACAATCCTCCGGCGGGGCACCGATGTATCGCCCCACATTGACCTTATGCTGTCTAATCTCTCCAGGATGAACGCCCACATCAAGCGGGAGATCCTTTAATACAAATTTATTAAATTCACATATTTCCTGCGTCGTCAGGCAGTCTGAGTTGCCCTTTAAGACCCGAGTTGCAACTACATTGCAGGCATTAACAATATTTTCAACCTCTTGCCGCAAGTACTCTTTAGATCTTGGCAAGTCCAATTTACCTTCAATCTGTTGTAATACTTGCTCCTCAGATAGCGTATTCCCTTCGATGGCGGTGGTCGCTAGCGCCCCTTTCGCCAGATAGAGCCTGTGGAGTTCGTCCTCGACATCGGGCTTTAGAGGAACCCCAGCAATGTGCTCGCATTTCGATTGAGCCTCTCCCAGCAGCATAAGAACATTGTGATTGGCTCTGCTCATGTCCACGCTAAACGACAGCCATGGGTGACTTTTTTCATATGTTCTTGCCATTATTGTCCTCGTTTTTTTAAATAAAAACAGTATTTTGATCAAATATTGTCGCATTTTTTGTCTATTTAGATGTCCACAATTATGTCTCGGATGTTGTCTATGTCAAGTAACCTTTGATGGAAATATCAAATGAATGCTTTGCTGTCGTATCCAGACGGTATTCTCGCAACAAAAACACTTAACAATATAGTGAGATGGGCTATTCGAGGGCCGTTTCTGACAACCAGCCTCAAAGCACAGCCCCCGGCAGGGGAGAACCTGCCGGGGGCTACCGGGCGAATGGATAAGGGGAGAAAACTACCGCGCGGGGCCGGTGGACGGGACTGCCGCAAGCTGGTCCGGCGAAAGGGGCACCTCTTCCTGAAGGATGCGCGGCAACTTCACCTCGCCGGGGGAAATCTCCATGCGCTTGGCAATGGCGGCGCGCAGCGCATCTTCATCGGTATAACCGTCCTTCTGGTAGTGGCCGCGCAACTCACCCCACAGGCTGGCCATCTCGCGCTCCTGCGTCGTGGTGCCGCGCTTGCCCGCCGTCACGCGCCAGACCTTGCCGGTATCGCCGCCAGCGCCCTTGCCGTCCGGCGAATACTCCGCCGTGGCAAGCTGGGTGGCGGCATGTGGCCGCCGATTGGCCTGCGATTCAAGGATGACCTGCACAAGGGCGGCCCCGCCCGTCTCGGTGTAGTGCTTGGCCGCCGCAATGACCGTGGCTGCCATGTTCTGCCGCGAAAATTCGGACTGGTCGGCATCCGCAGGCACGATGCGATACCGCCAGCGTTTGCGGGATCCGCCGGACATGTCCTCTGACGACACCAGCATGTACGGCACTGGAGCAGGTAGCGCCGCAACTACACTGGCCGGTGCCGCCGATGCAGGGGCGGATGCAGAACCAGGCGACGTGGCCGAGATGGATGACGGCTTCGGCGGTGCATCGATGCCCATCGACAGCACGGCCATCAATCCGAAATACACCAGAAACGCCTTCACGCGCGTAGGTTTACCCCACCGCATGACCAACGCAGGCTTGAACAGTCCCACCAGCGCGGCAAACATCGCCGCCCCGGCCAACAATGTGAACACGGCAGACACAGCGGACAT